CATACTTTGCGTGACTTAAATGTGCCACGTTCTACAACATCATTCTGTTGTTTAAATTTACATTTTAAATCCATGTGCTTTGTTTTTAATTGTTATTGATTATTGTGTCTTATAATATTTCTTAGTTCAATTATTTCATCTGATAATTCATTATTAAAATCATCAATTGATCCGTAAATTCTTTGTAACATATCATTTATTCCGCCTTCAACATCTTTGTCAAATGAATCATTAATCCTTCTTAATTCATGAATCAATAAGGTTTCAAATGTTGTAAGAACTTGATCTTTGTGAAGTTGTATAAGGTCTTCAAACTTTCCATTTTCGTTTTGCATGTGTTTTTTATTTAAGATTTTGGTTAAAAAGTTTTTGATCATCATTTATTTCTTCTGCCATTCTTAAGATTTCATCATCAATGGTGCATTGCTGATAAGTCATTGCGATTAGTGCTGCTTTGAATAGCACAAACATTGTTTCAATGTCTGTTTCTGAAGTTTCAAATGATGCAGTGACACCACAATGTGTCACTGCTAAGGTTGTTGAATTGTCAATAGTCATAATTTAATCGATTCATTTTTGATTGTAAAGTAATATAAACATTTGATGCATAATACATGTGTGCATATCGTTTCTTCCAAATTTCAATGACTTGTTTCATTCGGTGTTTGCCTTTGAAATAACGTGCATCGACAATTTCATTGTCATATTCAATGGTCAAATATCCTGTCATTTTGCAAGTGTTACTTTATAGGTTGAAGTAGATGTTTTAAATGGTGGGTAAATCTGAATGACTTCATCATCTTTTAAGATTTCCATTCCTGCAACTGGTAAGGTCTTAAGGAATGCTTTGCGGTCACTGATCTTGATTTCAAGTTGTTCCTGTTCTGCAAGTAATTCTACAAGTTCAGGATCACCGCAAAATTCAAATCCATAACTGATTCCTGATTCCATCGGTGCAATCTTTGCACCTGATGGTGATTTGAATTCTTTGCCATGCTTTGCAACTTCATCAAGTGCATAAGATTTGAATTCATCACTGCTTTTAATTTGCTTGATGAATGCTTCCAGTGCTGCAATCTGTTCAACTACTTCAAGAATGTTGCCTGTTTCAAGAACATTTTTTACTATTAAATCTGCAGCAATTGTGATTTGTGTCTTTGTCATTCCGGCAAAGGCAACCGGTAAATTTACATTTTCCATTAGTATAATTTATTACGTTTTTTAATTTGATTTTTTAATTCTGTCATTTTGCCAACTTTATAACCTGCATAGAACCATAAAGCAAAACCTATAATTACTATTATAATATTTGCCATAATTAGTTTTGAAATTTAAGAAGTGATGTTCTAAGATGATCAACCATTTTATCATTTATACATGTTGCTAAACTTTTAGCAGCAATTTTTTGACGTGCAGGTTCAAGTGTTGAATTCTTGATGAGATCATGTATTTCTTTTTTAACTTCCGGTGTTAAAAACCATGCAGGAACTTCTTCCATGTTTAATTTGGTCTTAATCAATTCAACCTTTTCTGCTGTAGTTGGTGTTCCATTTTCGCACCATTGCAATAACATTTTCCCTGTTTCTTCTGATGGAATAAATTGTGGTTGATCCATAAACAGACCAGTACGGTCTTTTAATGCTGTTGCATTGTGCCTGATGTCCAATTCAATGTTAGCGGTTAATTCATACTCAAATCCTTCACGTGTAACTTCTTTCAATCCTGCTTTCTCGACTTTCATTTTACCGCCTGCATCTTTAGTCATTTCATAATCTTGCTTACGTCTAACGGTAGTAATAACGTGACATTTTGATTGTAGGATTGCATCGATAAATGCTTGATGTCGTGGTGTTACTTTTGCCCAATCTTGATACTTACCACCAAGTTGTTCCTGTATTTGTAAACAACCGCCTTTGCCGTCCCATTCGTGTGTAATGGAATCAATAATGATTACATTCATTCCTGCATCTTCACAGGTCTTAATTGCATCAATATAACGTTCGGGTGAAAATGGTGCATTCAATGTCAATACATTGTAATTACCCATGTGTGCATACAGATCAGCACTGCCGTTTTCTGTGTCAATTATTGCGACTTTTGATAAGTCACCATTTGACAAACCTTTTGCAATTAGTATTGCAGAATAAGTTTTGCCACCGCCTGAAACTGCTGATAATCCAAGGCGGATTTTTGCTTTTTGTCTTGTTGCTTGACGTAACATGTTTTTTTGATTTAGTGAATAAAAAAGTTATTTCAAATCGTTTGCAATGTTAATTACAAATTCGTTGATCTTTGAATTTAGTTTGATGTTGTTTTTTCTGCAGGTGATTAAACTTTCTGCATTGATCCTGAATCCTGTGCTGATTGTTTCTGCTTGTTTTTTTCTGCCTGAATTGGAACGTTTGCCACCGTGCTTTGGTTTTTGGTTTGTCATATTGTTTGATTAGTTTTTAAGGATTTCATTCGTTTATCCCAAATATCAATAAAGTATTCAACATCTTCCTGCTTGTAGAACTGGTCATCATAAGCAAAGATGTATTTAACAATGTTTCTTAATTCTGTTTCAGTTTTTGACCTGAAGATGTGACTTAAGATTGATGCAAATGCATCATCTTCATTTTCAAATATTATAACTTGCTGATGTTCTTCTTTCAATAATATTGCAATTGTGTAAACATAAATTGCAATAACAATAATGAAAGTTAAAATTACTATTAACATAAATTAGGTTTAAAATAGGTTAATAATATTGTGTCCAATAAATGCAATCAACAATGAAATGATGACAATGACTGTTGCCTGTGTTGAAGTAAATGATTCTTTCTGATAGTTAGTTTTTTGTTTCACGTGAAATAGTTTTAGTTTTTTGTAAATTAGTTTAGATTGTAAATGTAAAGTAATGTTTTTATTCTGCAAAACATTTTTCAAATATTATTGAATTTGTTTTTGCCTTTGTTCCTGTGGAATGAAATTCGTTCCTGTTCCACCAACTTTGTTAATGAAGTCAACTTCAACCTTTGCGCTGTTGATAATGACTTGTCCAACTTCACAGATTGCTTTTGCCCTGTCCAATTCCATTGGATTTTCAGTGTCTGATAATGCTTCCAGTGTAGCAAATAAATGATTGCGTAAATCTTCAATTTTGTTTTTCATTAATTTTCTTTTTTAGTTTGTTTTTTAATTTGATTAATTCTTGTATTTGTTCAGGGTATTGATGAATGGTGTTCCTTAGCATGTTGTCCGCTTGACTGATCACCTGCAGGTTATTGATGTCGAAGTTGTGCATGTTGTTGTCTTTGAAGATCACAACATGATTTGCAGGTACTGGACCGTTTACTTGTTCCCAAACATGCCGATGCTTTAACACCCAGTCAGAATCTGCAAGTTTCACATAAGTGTAACCTTCATGATCAATGCGAATTGCACCAACTTTTTTTGTGTTACCTGGTTTGTGACCAGGTTTAAACATTGTGCGCTTTATTTTTTCGTACAATTCTGCAGGCATTTTTTTGCCTTTGTTGTGTGACGGTTGTCCCTTCTTAAATTGATGTCTTATTCCTGATGATCTAAGTTTTTCTGCTTCAATTTCAAGCAGTGCTTTCATGTGCTTAAATGATTTCTTCAATCTTAATTCATATGCTTTGCCATTAACACTGCCTAAAGGTCTGTTCATGATTGCAGCAATGTCTGCAGTTTTCATGTCGCTGTAGTTGTCTTTAAGAAATTTGATTTCTTGTTCTGTATAAAAGTTTCTTTTCATTTAAAAAAGTTGAAGTTGATTGTTTATTGATTCAATAGGTTTACTAATCCAATACTTTGCAAGTGCTGTGTTTTTGGACCGTTCAAATTCTGCAGATGCCATCAATTTAATTTCATTCATAAGGTCATCATTGCCCAAATATTCAGCAGTAATGATTGCCGATTGTAGTGCTTCATCGACAAGAACAGCACCGATTTCAAAGTGCTTACGGAAGATTTCTTTTGCTAATTGTTTTGTGTTCATTTTAATTTAGTTTTAGTTTGAAAAATATGTGCGTTGATTGGTCGCACCCCCACGTCTTTGGTAATTCAAAAGTATAAGTAATATTTGAAACTGCAAAACTTTTTTCAAATTATTTTTGTAAATATTATCAAATGCAGTGTGGTAAAGGAAAGAAATTTTTGTTCATATCCTAAATGTCAGGTTAAACCTTGCAAATTAGATACAAAAAAAATCCCGGTATAGACATACCAGGATAACTTTTCATTCACTAAACTAAAATTCTAAAAACGAAAACTAAACTTTAAAATACAATTCTGCTTCTGCAGTTCTTCTTCTTGTCAAACCCTTTAACACCGTTAATTTGCCACCGACTGTTGCCTTATTCCACTTCATGAATTCATCTTTAATTGTTGTATCATTTGGATTAAGTAATATCTTTTTTCTAAGTGTTGACTTTGTAAATGCACCGATGCCAACGTTATAGATAAATGACAAACAAGAATCAAACTGATTTTGATTAAGATTTAACCCATGCAAAGATATTGATTTGTTCTTTAATTCCCACATCAATAATTCATTTGCTTGCTGTTCATTTATCGTATCACCTAACTTGATTTTGCGTCCATCTGTGTACATGGTTGAACCAAAACCTATGGTTACTACAGATGCCGGACACAAATAACTTTTTGCTTTGTAACCTTCAAACATCTTGATTAAGTTGATGCAGTTCTGTGATGCTGTCATAATTTTTTAAGTTGTAATACGTTACACAATATCGAACATAAAAGTGCTATTATAAGCCACATTATCCAACGATTTTTTGCTGTGACTTTGTTCTGAAGTTTTCTGTTTTCGGTAATATATTTATTACCTTCTTCATTACACTTGATTAAATCAAATCTTATACTGGTTAATTCTGCTGAATCTTTAATCACCTTCACAATTGTTTTAACAGGATATTTTGATGCAATGATTACAGGTCTATTTATAAGTGTAGGTTTATTCTTTACAAGCCATATTGTGTCTTTTGGAATCTCTTCGTACTCATTTATTTTGATTGCTGTGTAAACAGTATCAAAACTTGTAATTGTGTCAACTTTTGATGTTACACAAGGGAAAGAATCCTTGCAGAATTTGGCAAGAAGTTCGGGGTGTTTTTCATTTAATTTGTCAAGTTTCTTGCTCGGATTACAAGACAAGATCATCACCGTCATCAACACTGGTATCAAATATTTCATTGTAGATATTATTTAAAGATTCACTAATTATGGAAATTGCCTGAAATTTTATTGTGTTTATTATTGCACGTTCATCTTCATTCATTAACCCGGTATCAAGTAGATCAATTGCACCAAGTGAATTGAATGCTGCTGCAATGTATTCACCGCTTCTGTCAAAATATTCAAATTCAACTTCTTCATCTAACATAACTTACCATTTATGATTGAATAATTCTTAACTGTGTAGTCACCATTCTTTTCAATTTCTATGTGTGCAAACCCATGCATTGTGTTACCAACCAATGGTGAATAATCTGCCCTTAATTCGCACAAACAACCTGTGGACCAACAACTGATAATATTGCCATCTAAATCAGTTTCCGGGTGATGTGAAGGTCTGTGCAGGTGTCCAACAATTAACGATTGTTTTGCCCTTAAGAATGCGCCACGTGATGGATTAACCGGTGTGAATACTCCTTTGAAAATATGATGACCATGTGTGATTGACAACTTACCTGCTTTTACAAGAACTTTGTCATCAAGTATTGTCACTTTAACCTGGTTAAGTTGCAAACGTTCTTCAAGATAAAAATAGTCATCGTCCCAAATTTCACGAACTTTTGCATGCAAGAATTTTTCCCATCTTACGCAATGGTTACCTTTTAGCCAGTAGATTGATGCCTTTGGAAATGCTTTCCTAAGTTGTTTTAAGAACTCTTTTGTTGCATCAAATTCCTGCTTAATAGACCTTTTCTTTACATCGTGTTCAAAACGTGACACCTGGTGCATGTCGATTAAATCACCATTGATAAAAATGGTATTTACTTTCTGTGCTTTGCCATAATCTAATGCTATAGTGACCGCAGGTATGTTGTGGTAAGGAATATGAAGATCAGATATAAGCAAAATATTGTTGCAATGTACAGGCAGAATATAAGGTTTTCGTTCTTCTTCATAAGATTCAGGTAAATTGTAAGGATTTAAAGGACGGTTTTTTTGCATAACACAATCTTTATTTTTTAACCAATTTAAATTACGTTTTCCGCATTTACCTTCGATGTATCTTAACTTTGTTCTGCTATCCTCAACATTAGTAAACAATAAATTGTTTTCCGCATACATTATCCTTGCCAACTTTAATGTTGGGTAATCAGGGTATTTTTTCCTGTACTCAATTGCAATATCAGTTTTGTTCTTTACCAAAGAATTTGCCTGCTGAATTGGTGAACAAATTCTTCATGATGTAGGCAAGTGCTGTTGTTAATGCCATTGTGCCGATTGACTTCCAATCAAAGATTAATGATCCTGATTCAACTGTTTGATAAACAATTGTAATTACTGTTGACAATACTGCCATAATAAGACCTTTTAAAAAGTCATTTGTGTTCAAGTTTAAAAATGTACTGTTCATATTTGTTTGTTTATTTGGTTTCTAAATTGGTAATTCTTACTTCGTGATCAACAATGTCTGTTTTCATAACTTCAATGTCTTTATTAATGGCAACATCAGACAACAATATCTGTTCGATTTTCTTTTCAAACCGATCAATTTTTTTAAGAAACATATTGCTCACAAATGCAACCAGTGCGAAGATTGCAGTCATTAACACATTTGTCAATTGTGCATTATCCATTATCTACTATTTTTTAAAGTGATCAATTCTTCAATTTCAAAACTTACATATTGCACAAATTCCGGCAATTCATTTTCTGCAATCTCAAATGCATTTGGAAATGCATCAAATATTGGATGTTCTTCCATTACACCCGAATAATTGTCTAATAAAACAATTGTGTATGTGTTAGTGTTTACACTATTTATTTGTCTAATGTGCTTCATATTAATCAGTAAAATATGTACAGGTGACGAATACATTTATTGGTGTTGTTATACCGTGATTCACAAAAAATTCAAATCCATTATTTGCTGAATTATTTCTTAAGAAACCACGGAATGAACTGTTTGATAATGTTGATTGATTCGTTCCATTCACACCACCATAACAAGGATACAAAAGATTTGACGCACTTGTCAATCCTGCTGGCTTTGTTGGTGTTGGTGCATCTGATGGCAATGCAATTGTGATTGATGTATTTGATGAACCTGCATTTGCATACACTAATGAAATATTTATTGTAACCATTTTGCCGATTCTTGTCCATCTATAAGAAAGATTTCCACTTGTTGGTGCTGTTCCATTGTTGAAAACAATTGATGATGTAAAAACGCCTGATGTATCTTTAAATGGTAATGCCTGTGCGTTTGCTGTTGCTGTAGTATTGTTTGCTAAGAATGTATAAGATGGAATTGATTTACTCTGGAATAGTGTTGTATCACTGATTTTTAATTTTGTATTGACTAAATTTGTACGTGCGTAATTACTTAACATATTTGCAGTATCTAATGGCGAAATTCCTGTTCCTGCCATTATACCTGATTGTTGTGTTACGGTTAAAATTGCAGATGGAATTGACGGGAATGGTGCTGTTGCAGGACTTGCTTTTATAACAACATTGTCATTTGTTGTTGACCACATTAACTCCAAAGAATCATTGCTACTAACTGCAACAACATAATTCCATGCTGCTACAACAGGCGAAGCATTTGCACTACCTGTCAATACAACCTTGCCTGTTGTACCTGCTAAATTAACCCCATTTTTTCTTAACCAAATGTCTGCAATCATATTCCCGCTTCCTCCTGATTTTTCTAATTGCAAAGAAAATTGAATGTTATAAATCCCAGCATTTGCAATTTTTATTCTTGAATTACTTGCTATTGAAACACCGTTTGATAAATCTGTTACTCCTAATTTTACACTATAAGCAGTGTTTATTAATGCAGCAGTTTGTGTTGTTGTATCTTGAAACGCACCATAATATCCAACAGGTGCGGGATTTGTTCCAACACTATCTTTGATTGCATAAGTAATATTATTCTTTTTATAAAAAATACTATCCTTACCAATAGTTCTGAAAATAGTATCTACAGCAACACCCCCTGCAGATATTGTAATATTTCCATTTACATCAGCAGTATTTCCATTTACAGATAAAGGGATAGTTCCACTTAATTGTGGTACTTGAAGTGATACATTACCACCTGGATTTGTTGCAATTTCTACATATTGACCTGCACCGCCGCCAAATTTTAAATATCCATTAACACCATTATTTACTGATAATAATTCATCAGAAGTTCCTGCATTTGAAATGACAAAATCTCCATTGCCATTTCCACTTAAAGTAAGCGGAACTCCTGATCCTGATAAATTTAAGAATGGAACTGTTATTGCATTTGTACTTGTAGCACCTGCAGTTGTAACCTGTTGCAATGTTGGTGTTGTTCCGCCACCGCCAACACTATCTTTTATTGCAAACCTATTGCCACCTACAAAAAAGATAATTGAATCTTTGCCTGGTGTTCGTGTCAATGTATTTACAAACTTGTTTGTTGTGTCTATTGTTGTTCCAACACTATCTTTAAACTGAAAAATTCTTGTTCCATTTTTATAAGCATAAACACTATCGTTACTACGTTTTAAAGAATCAATTTTTAAATTTATTCTGTTGCTTAAACTTGTTGTGTCTGTTGACGAACCGCCAATACTATCTTTATATTGAAATACAAACACACCATTTTTACGTGCAAAAACACTGTCACTTCGACGTCTTAATGAATCAATGCGTTGGTTGATTCTGTTGCTAAGTGATGTTGTATCTGTTGATGATCCACCACCACCGATTGATGTCCATTTAATGCCATTCCCTAAATAGATTGCACCATTAAGTGATACAGCACCAAGTTTATTGATGACCGTATCTGTTGGCATAATGAATGCTTCACGTGCCTGCAATCTTTTATAACTGAAACCGTAGTCATAAGATTTAAAATACTTGTTCGTGTCATTCGTGTTCACCTGTGCTTCTGCAAACAAAGTAAATAAACAAAGTAAAATTGTAATTAATTGCTTCATATTATCTGTATAGTATTTGTAATTTTTGAAACTCCTGCAATTCTAATGGTAATGTCAATGATCCTGTTGCTGCATTAAAGTAATATTCTTGCATTGATGGAACTGGCAACCCTGATGGTGTGGACAAATTCTGTCCTACAAAAACAAGCAGCAAAGTTTTATTAATCAATTCAGGAATAATCTTTGTTGTTGTTTCACTTGCTGTTCCAACATACACATATTTCAACACTGAATCCTGATTGAATGTGATTGTTTCAAATGGTGATCCCGGTTCAAACACTACATCATCTGCAGGAACAGCACATCTGTCTGATAAGTAATCAACACCAATTGTCACATTTGTTCTTACTGCAATTGTCAAATCTTCAAACTTTTCACGAAAGTATTCAAGATCATAACTTGTTGTAATGGTGAACAAATCTTGATAACCTGTATAATTTAACATTGCAAGATAATCTTCTGCAATACTTGTCAAATCAGATAAGCAATCAAGTTCATTTGCATCTTTATCTGTATTAATATCCTGCAAATCAAGAAACCAAATGTCAAAGTTGAATTTGGTTTGCTTGTCATCTTTGTTGATTTCCGATTTGTTTATTTCAACAAAACAACAAGGATAACGCAAGTCACCATTTGAAAGCCATTCAACAATTTCACCAAAAAAGAAATGGTTAATTTGCTGATGACTTAATGCCAGTTGTTCCAGTTTTTTTACTACTTGATTTAATGTCATTTTTCTTTTGTTTCTGTAAATAAACTTTCAACTTTTCTTCGTTTGTTTTATTTATATTTTTTCCCATAATTTAGAAACGTGGCAAATTGCTTTGATATTTTTCTTCGTATGTTTTATACTCACTTTGATAAGGTGAAACATCACCCAAATAAATTGGATTGCTGAATCCTTGTCTTTCCGGAATAACCGTGTCAACACCCGATCCCGGATTGATGTATTCAGGGAACATCACAGATGCATTTTCCCTAAGATACAAACGCATTCTTTGTGCATATTCTTCTGCCCTTCTTTTGTACTTTGATGCAACCGAAAACAAATCAGTCATTGATGGTGCAATTGAACTGTCTGTTGTCTTTTGTGCAACCCCTTTATTCCAAAACTGATAAGTCAAACCCAAAGGCAATTCGCTGATCACATAGTTTGCAAGTGTATCAATGATGTAATCATCAACAAGAACTTTGTAATTTCCGCCAAGTGTATTTGCATTTATGTCCGTCAATAACTTGTTGAACAATGCTGATCCGCACAAAGGCAAAATATACATGTCCTGTGCTGCTTTGATTTCCGGAAATATCAATTTTTCATCTATGTTGTCATGAACAGCAGTTCTGTCTTTCAACATTTGAACACTGATCATTAATATATTTTTACTCATTGCTTTACTTTTTTATTACTATGTTTGTTTTCCACATATGCCTGCATTCAGCAGAAATTCCTTTGCCCTTTCCACGGTTCCAAAATCCGCCCTTTCTGTCCCATAAAGAATAACCAAGTTTTTGTGAAATGTTTTCAATTTGTACACGTGAAAATAAACGGTCTTTTGCTAACATTTCCCTGCAGAATGGACGTGTTCCTTTTATTATTTTAGGACCAACACCTGGTCTTACTTCATAAGAATAACGAACAAGAATTTCAGGCAACTTTGTTGATATGTCACCAAGTATTGATGTCAAACTTCTTGTCAATTTTCTTGTCACTAATACTTCACCCAGTGCTGATGTTTCTGTACTGGCAATGTAACCATCTGTTTCTAATTTTGTTACAACTTCTGATGCATAACTTTCATCAATATCGTTGGCAATTGCAATGTCCTTTACTTGAACATTTGGATTCTTTTGAATCATCTTCAAGATGTTCGCTTCAAGATCAGTGACATTTGCAGATAATTTAAACACTTCTTTTTTATAAAAACTATCTTCATAAGATTTCACTTCTGCATCTGATGTGAACTTTGCTTCATTCGTATAAATGAAATGAAATTTTTCACGTAGTTCACCGTTCTCAATCAGCATGTTTGCAACATCAACTTCATTGTAATCTTCTGAAAATTGTGCTTCATTTGTTCCCAAATACATTTTCACATCTTCATCTTTGAAACCAAATCCTGATTTAAGCATGTATGATGCCTGGTCCATTGTCAATTGACCTTTTGTGTATTGTCTTACAATCCTGTTTATCTGCTGTAATTGTCTGCCAGTTAAGTTTGTCAAAACACTATTGATGGAAGATTCATCTTTCATTGTGTCCGGTGCAACAACCGGTGTTGTTGCAACTGCTGTTGCTGTTGTCTGTTCTGTTTGTGTCTTAACCAATGGATTTGGTGCAAGACCTGCAAGTGATCTGATTTCATCTGCAGTCATTGATTCAAGAACTTTGTTCGCCACCAATGGTGATAATGAATTGATGCTGTCACTGATAATTTGTGCCTGTGTTTTCACATCTGTTTCAGGTGATATTGTAGAAATACCTGCAACTGTTGTGTCAAAATACTTTGCAGTATCAACACCCATCTTTTCAAGAATCCATGATTTA